CCCACAAGGATTGCCTGGAACAGATGGCGCGACAGGTGCCACTGGACCAAGCGGTCCTATCGGTGCAACAGGACCCATCGGTGCTACAGGACCGCAAGGAGTTGCAGGCGATACTGGAGCAACAGGTCCAATCGGTGCTACTGGTGCCACGGGTCCACAAGGAATTCAAGGCATTCAAGGTGAAATTGGTGCCACAGGTCCAATTGGTGCCACAGGTCCACAAGGCAATGTTGGTGCAACGGGACCAGTTGGTGCGACAGGACCAGCAGGTGTTGATGGCGCTACAGGTGCCACAGGCCCCGTTGGTGCAACAGGACCAGTCGGTGCAACAGGTCCAGTAGGTGCCACAGGTCCGCAAGGAATTGCTGGCGATACTGGCGCAACAGGTGCCACAGGACCAACAGGTGCCACAGGACCTGCAGGTGCAACAGGACCGACAGGCGCAACAGGACCGCAAGGTGTTGAGTTTTCTGCATCTGCTCCAGCATCAACAAATGTTCTCTGGGTTGATACTGACGAACCAGGCGATGCAGTCATTCCAACTGGCGGCACCACTGGTCAAGCGTTAGTCAAAGTTTCAAGTTCTGACTACGACACAACTTGGACTACGATTGATGATTCCAATGCGATTCAGAATTCAATCATTGATGCTCGCGGTGATTTAATTGCTGGCAGTGCAGCCGATACGCCAGCGCGCCTCGCAGTAGGCAACAACGGTGACACACTCCTGGCAGATAGTTCCGCCTCTACTGGTTTGAGATGGCAGGGTAATTATGCCGCTGGTAAAAATAAGATTATTAACGGTGATTTTAGCATTTGGCAACGCGGCACAAGTTTTACAATGGCAAATTCTACAACTTATTGTTCAGACCATTGGAGAACTTATAGAGACGGTACAGGCGCAACAGTTACAGTAAGTCGCCAGACTTTTACTCCTGGTGCTGCTCCAGTTGCTGGATACGAAACAAATTATTTTTTCCGATTTGCCCAAAGTGTTGCAGGAACTGGCGGAACTTATAGTGCAATAACGCAACCTATTGAAGATGTCACAACTTTTGCGGGTCAAACAATGACTATCAGTTTTTACGCAAAAGCAGATGCAGCAAGAACGGTACAAATTGCGGTAAACCAAAATTTTGGCAGCGGTGGTTCAGGTGGTGTTTCAACCTATGGTACTAATTTTACTTTAACCACATCTTGGACTCGTTACTCAACAACGATTTCAGTACCTAGTATTTCAGGTAAAACAATCGGTACAGGTTCTTATTTAGATGTCCAATTTTTACCAGCAAATAATACTGCTCAAACCTTAGATTTTGCCTTAGTGCAAGCCGAGGCTGGCAGCGTTGCAACCGCTTTCCAAACTGCCACAGGCACACTCCAAGGGGAGTTGGCGGCTTGTCAGCGTTATTATTGGCGAACTACTGCCAGCGGCGGCGCTTATCAACTTTTAACGGGTTTTGGTAGTGCTATATCGGCAAATAATGCTATTGTCAGTTTACCTGTCCCCACCAAAATGAGAGTAACGCCATCATCAGTAGATTTCTCTACTGTTGCTTTGACACCTGATAATGGAGCGGTTTTGGCGGTCACCGCCGTTGCCGCAAAAACGGGAACTGGTGATGCCATACTTCTTGAATTTACGGCAACTGGTTTACTAACTCAATATAGACCCTATATGGTAGTAGCAAACAATTCAACATCGGCTCACATCGGTGTTAGTGCGGAGTTGTGATATGAAAAACGAAATCATTATTGATTCAGAAGGTAACGAGCACATCATTATTGACCGAGGTAACGGAGAATTCACAAGTATGCTAAAAAGCACTTGGGATGAACTGGAAGCCGCTAAAGAGGAACAATCTTTATAGATTATGACAAGCGGAACACTCTAATAGAAGTATTTTCACAAAAGTAAAAGGACACTAAATGGCCACAATAAAGTATTGGAACGGCAGCGCCTGGGAATTGGCGATTGTCGGAAAGCAAGGCCCCGCAGGGCCAACTGGACCGACAGGGCCAGCGGGCAGCGCCAGCCTTCAGCGTTTCCGCTTTGTGGCAACTGGCGGGGAGACTTCACTCTCTGGTACTGATGCCAATGGCAACACACTTGCGTACACTGCTGGACTTGAAGAAGTTTTCCTCAATGGCGCCGCTCTAGTTCGCGGCCAGGATTACATTGCCACCAACGGAACATCTATCACATCTCTTGCTGCGCTCACCGCAACAGATGTTGTTGAGATTCTTGCTTGGGGCGTATTCAATGTTGCCAACACAATCTCCAATACTTTGATTGACGCCAAAGGAGATATTTTGGCGGGCAGTGCGGCAGATACAGTGAGTCGTCTCGCCGTGGGCGCGAACGATACAGTTTTAACCGCCGACTCTAGCACCGCGACTGGATTGAAATGGGCAACACCTGCTGCAGGATATACAGCACCTACACTTGGTACTACATCTATTGGTTCTGGTGCAACAGTAACAAATGTTAATGGGTTAACAATTAACTCAACTACAATTCCAACTTCAGCAACATTGCTTACATCGGGTGGTGCTCTTGGAACACCTACTAGCGGTACGCTAACAAATGCTACAGGACTTCCGATTGTTGGCGGAACTACTGGAACACTAAGCGAAACACGAGGTGGAACAAATCAAACCACCTATACTACTGGTGATTTACTTTATGCTTCAGCCAGCAATACTCTCACCAAGAGAGGAATTGGAACGACTGGTCAGGTATTAACCGTATCTGGCGGAGTTCCTGCTTGGGCAACGCCATCTGGTAGCAATTCTAATTGGAGTTTGTTAAATGCTGGCGGAACATCTTTAACAGGTGCGGCGACCATTACAATTTCTGGAATTTCTGGTAGAGAAGCAATTTTGGTTTTGTTCAAACTTGCTTCAAGCGCAAACTCTGGCTCAGTAATTGGAGTAAGAATGAACGGCGATACGGCTGGCAATTATTATTATTCCCAGAATTCGTTTTCCGTAAATACTGCCTATACGCCGTCAGTAATTGAAGGAATTTTCAGAGATGGTGAAAATTTTGTGCGCTTGGGCACTATGCCCGATATCAATACTGGGCAAGTAAATGGACATCTTTTAATTCAGGGTTGCAACACTTCTGGGTTGAAAGTATTTCAAGGTGCTGGAGCAGGTAACACTGGAACTAATAACGGACAAGCCCAAAGCGTCGTCGGTGGTTATTACAATTCGTCAAGCACTATTAGTTCAATTTCGCTATTTAGTAATTTGGGTAATTTTGACAATGGCACCCTTTATGTTTATGCGACCAACTAGGAGTGAAAATGAAAGAAATTGAAAAAATCTACGACGTAGAAAATCAAAAAGAAACAATTGTTGAAAGAAATTTAACAGCCGAAGAAATTTCCCAAATTGAAAAAAGAAAAGAAGAAATCCAAAAGAGAATACAAGAAAACGAAGAAAGACAGACAAAGAGAGAAGTTCTTTTGGTAAAACTAGGCATCACCGAAGAAGAAGCCAAACTACTGCTAGGCGGTAACTGATGACAAAGGCACGCTCTAACGCATCTGCACCTGCTGCCAAAGGCCAGATTGTCGTTGGCACTGGCACCGACGCGTCGGGGATTTTGTCGGCGGGTTCCAACGGCGACACAGTCCTGGCAGATAGTTCCACTAGCACAGGACTCCGTTGGCAAGGTGACTATGCAGCAGGTAAGAACAAAATTATCAATGGTGATTTTGCTATCAATCAAAGAGGTTTTACTAGCACTACTTCACTAAATGTTTTTGCATTTGATAGGTTTGACTGGGGCGGTGCTGCTTTCACTTCTGGTCTTACTATTTCTGCACAAACCTTTACTCCTGGCGCAGCACCAGTTGCTGGGTACGAGTCAACTAATTATTTGAGAGCGGTAACTTTATTGGTAGGTGCTGGTGCTACAACTCAAATCTATTTAAGAAACAGAATTGAAGATGTTAGAACTTTTGCTGGTCAAACTATGACAGTTTCGTTTTGGGCAAAAGCGAATTCAGGTACTCCTAATCTTGGAGTCAGATTAGAACAAGATTTTGGTTCAGGTGGTTCTTCAAGTGTTTTTACACTTGTTGGAGCAGTTACTGCTATTTCTACTTCTTGGGCTAGGTATTCATTTACTCTTGCAGTTCCATCAATTTCAGGAAAAACTGTTGGAGCGGGCTCACACTTAGAACTTAGATTTTACATAAGTGCTGGTGCTTCGGTTAGCGATGTTGGTGCTGTTGGCAATCAAGACAACACTTTTGATTTTTGGGGCTTTCAGGCTGAACAAGGTTCAGTCGCTACCGCTTTCCAAACTGCTACTGGCACACTCCAAGGGGAGTTAGGTGCTTGCCAAAGGTATTATCAAATTCTAGGTAATGGAGCAAATGCACAACCTATTGGTTGTGGTTCTTATTATACGACGACTGACGTTTATTGTGATATTCCTCTAAAAGTCACAATGAGAACTGCCCCAACATTGACGTTTTCTGGCGGTGCGACGGGTGCAACTGTCTACGTTGCTGGAAGCGTAAGAACATCAACGGCGACGGCTACGCAGGTTGCACAAACCGACATTACTCAAATCAAGATAACAACGGCTGCAGACACCGCTGGGCGCGTTGGTAATTGCTATATTAACGCAAATGCAACACTAGCCTTTAGTTCGGAGTTATGATGATGAAATATGAAGTTGTTAAAAATGAAAATGCGACAATTATCAAGCGCACAAATGAAGATGAATCAGTTTCTTGGATTCCAGCCGACCCAGCAAATTCCGACTATCAACGCTATCTGCGCTGGCTAGAAAATCCAGACGCAGATGAGGCACAATCTTTATAGATTGTTTTCATAACTAACATCGGGGGATGTATGCGATTTCATGTTGTAAGCCTGCCTCATACGCAGGTCACGAAAGACTTTGCAGGATGCGCCTTCACCGAAAAGGTCAGGCGCTTTTGCATAATGATGACCAATCTTGGTCACGAAGTTTATCTGTATGCTGGCGAGCAAGTTGATGCGCCAGTCACCAAACTCATCACTTGTATCTCAGAAGAGCGCCGCGCCCAGGCAGTAGGCAACGCCCACTACACACAGGCATCCTTCGACACCAATGCGCTGCATTGGCGAATCTTCAACACCAATGTGATTCGGCTGATGCAAAGCCACTTGCAACCACAAGATTTCATTTGTCTCATTGGCGGATACGCACACAAAGAGATTGCCGATAAGTACCCCAACCACATCAGTGTTGAATTCGGTGTGGGATATGGCGGAGTGTTCAGCAAGTATCGCGTTTTTGAATCATACGCCTGGATGCATTCCATCTACGCTGGTCACAAGAATCCAACAGCCGTTGACGGTCAATTCTTTGACACCGTGATTCCTGGCTACTTGGAACCAGAGATGTTTCCACTGGGCGAAGGCAAAGGTGATTATTACCTTTTCATTGGCCGATTGATTGAGCGCAAAGGTTACAAGATTGCTCAAGAAGTTTGCCAGCGCCTAGGCAAGAGACTTATCTTGGCAGGTCCTGGCGAGCAATCAGGATATGGGGAGTTTGTTGGCTCAGTTGGTCCAGAGCAAAGAGCAGAATTGATGGGCAATGCCATCGCTACCTTTGCCCCAACGCTTTACATAGAACCCTTTGGCAATGTTGTCATTGAAGCCCAAGCCTGTGGAACCCCTACTATCACAACTGACTGGGGCGCTTTTACAGAGAACAACATCAACGGTCTGACAGGCTACCGTTGCAGAACGCTGCAAGAGTTTATGGATGCAGCAGAACAAGTCAAAACGCTAGACCGAAACAAAATCAGAGAACATTCTGTTGGCAAATATGCATTGGATGTTATCGCTCAACAGTACGAAGATTACTTCCACAGACTGCTGACCCTTTGGGATGGCGGTTGGTATCACTTAGAAGAAAAGGCAGGCAATGAGTCTATCTAAAAGACTTCGCGCATCAGGTGAAAAGCGTGCGCAGAATCAGTTCGTTGAACCGTTGATTCCAGGCAGACCAGCGTATGCATCCCCTGCAGGCGTTGATGTCAACTCTGAAACAGCAATTCGGATGTCCACTGTTTATGCTTGCGTGAGACTTCTTGGTGACACAATTTCATCGCTTCCACTTGGCGCGTATGTTCGCCGTGGTCGCAACCGTATCTCTTACGCCGCAGTTTATGGAGAAGTTCCAAACTGGGTCAATAACCCAAACCCAGATACAACCCGTCTTGAGTTCTACGAACAAATCATTGCTTCTCTCAACCTAGAAGGCAACGCATTCATCCTCAAGGTAATGGATGACATGGGCGATGTTCTTGAACTGTATGTTCTCAATCCACGCGATGTTCGCGTTGAACGCCCACGACCAGGCGAGCCACTTCGCTATATGGTGCGCGATGCGTTCGGCAACTTCTCTTATGAAGTCAGTGCAAACGAAATGGTTCACATCCCGCTCTTTAGACTTCCAGGACAATTGCTTGGTCTTGGACCAATTGGTGCAGCCCGCGTAACCCTTGGTTCTGCTATGGCTGCTGAAGTTTATGCTGCTTCATATTTCGGCAACGCTGCCAACCCTGGCGGCGTCATCGAAGCGCCAGGTGATATGACAGAAGAGCAGGTTTCAGACCTTGCTCGCGATTGGAATATCACACACACTGGCCCATATAGAGCGGGCAAAATCGGCGTGCTAACTGGTGGAGCGTCTTTCAAGCCGCTCACACTCAACGCTGCCGATGCCCAGTTGCTAGAAGTACGACGCTTCGGGGTTGAGGAAATAGCCCGCCTATTCCGCGTGCCTGTCTCGCTGCTGGGTCATCCTGTTGCTGGTGCGATGTCATTCGCATCTGTTGAAGCACAGAACTTATCGTTCGTGCAGCATTCATTGCGTCCATTGTTGGAACGCATCGAACAGGCTCTCTCTCCATTATTGCCAGAGCCAGATGGCTTCATCAAGTTCAATCTTGATGCGCTTCTTCGCGGCACAACAATTGAGCGCTATGACGCCTACACCAAAGGACTTCGCGAAGGATTCCTTTCACTCAATGATGTTCGCGCTGTTGAAGATTTGTCACCACTTGGCGAAGCAGGCGACCAACACCGTGTACCGCTTCAAAACATTGATGCGGCAGATGCGCCTGAAGTTGGTATGAAACTTCGCGCTGAAATCATTGCACAACTTGTGCAGGTTGGCTTTGACCCACAGGCTGTTCTCAAAGCCTTGGATATGCCAACAATCAAGCACACTGGAGTTCCATCAACACAGTTGCAGGCAGTATCAACAATTGACCCTGCTGCACCTGAATCAGTGTATGGGGTTGAGTAATGCCTTACTATGTATCTGATTCACAAAGCGATTGTGATGGATGGGCAACAGTAAAAGAAGAATCAAATGGTTCTTACACAACCATTGCTTGCCACGGTACAAAGCAAGATGCAATTGACCAGATGGTTGCAATTTCAATTGCTGAAGATATGGAACCAGGCGGCGAAGTAAGAGCAGTTGAATCAGTTCCGGAATTTATCCGCAACAACGCTGCTCGCGGATTGAAGTATTTAGAAGAAGGTTTTGGGGGCGATGGATTGACCGATGGCACAAAGCGTGACGCACGCGAAATGGCCGCAGGAAGAATCTCAGACAACAAGGTTCGCAAGATGGCACCTTGGTTTGCCCGCCACAAAGTTGACGGACAGGCACCAAAGAACAGTGACCCTTCGCACGCAGAATACCCAGGAGCAGGCTTGGTTGCCTGGCTTCTTTGGGGCGGCGATTCCAACTTCAGTGATAGAGCGCAAAACTGGTCGCAACGCCAGATTGATGCTTTAGATGCTGAAGCCGATTCAAGGAGCAAAATGAAGAAAATCGAACGCCGCACTTATGTGGTGCAGGATGTAGAAGCACGCCAAGCAGAAGATGGCGTGATGCGTTTGTCAGGATACGCCGCTGTGTTCAACGATGCCAGCGTGCCACTTCCATTCAAAGAGAGAATCGCCCCTGGCGCTTTCCGTAAGACATTGAATGAAATGCCTGATGTCAGACTTCTTATCAATCACGAAGGCTTGCCTTTGGCTCGTACCAAGAATGGCACATTGACGCTCACTGAAGATGACCGTGGATTGCGCTTTGATGCAGAACTTGCCGATACTCAAGAAGCCCGCGACATCTACACGCTAGTTCAACGCGGCGATGTTGACCAGATGAGTTTTGCTTTTCGCGTCATCCGCCAGAACTGGAGCAAGGATAAGAGCGAGCGTACACTGACAGAAGTATCACTTGCTGATGGCGATGTATCGGTTGTCACTTACCCTGCCTACCCAACCACCAGTGTTGAAGCCCGCAAGAAGATTGCTGACGCACTAGATGCCATCAAGGAAGGCCGCAAACTTGATGAGGATTCAATCAAGGCGCTTCGCGATTACCTATCCGAATTGCTAGATATTGAAGGCGAAGAAGAAGATGACGATGAAGAGTACGATGAAGAAGAAGAGATTGAAGATGATTCTTCTCGCGCTGTTGATGTCGTTGGAGATTTTGTAGAATGGGATGCATCAGGCGGAACCGCCCGTGGTCGCATTGAGCATGTAATGAGAGAAGGAGTTCTTGGGATACCTGACTCTGATTTCTCCATCACTGCCGAAGAAGGAGACCCTGCAATCCTCATCCGCGTTTATCGCGAAGTCCGTGATGGATGGGAAGCAACAGAAGTTCTTGTTGGCCATAAGGCTTCAGAACTTCGTGCGATTGACCCACTATCAGCGCCAAGTGAAGAACAGAGCCGAACAATTTCACTTCGTTTGGCAAAAGCAATTATCCAAAACACAAAATAGATTTCTGCTCACAGGAGCAGATACGAAGTCGGAGCGAGACTCACACCCTCAATTGAGCGCCGTGAATCATCACGCCACCACCTCGGACCCTTACAAACACTCACAAGGAGAACTCAAACAATGTCATACCTTGACAAAGTTGTTGAGCGCCGTGATGCAGTGAAGGCTGAAATGGATGCAGTTCTTGAGGCAGTAGCCGCAGAAAACCGCACCGACCTTACTGCAGAGGAAACCGAAAAGGTTGATGCCCTCGTTGAAGAATCACGCTCGCTCGATACAAAGATTGAGAAGTTGACTGCACAGGCTGCAGCAGATGCAAAGGCAGCAGA